ACTATCATCACAGTATTGGAAGATGTAATCACTACTGGTGGATCTGCCATCAAAGCAGTAGAGAAATTACGTGATGCTGGTTATGTCGTGAATACTGTTGTTTCTATCGTAGATCGTCAAGAAGATGACGAAGCTAATGCTGCCATGAAATTGTCAGGATTAGAACTTAAAAGTATTTTCACACTAGATGAAATAGCATCTATATAATAATAGTTTGTATATAAGATCACAATGGCAACTATCACTTTACAATCTCCTGATGGATCAACTGAAACATTTGAATGTGATGAAGATGTATTTATTTTAGATGCACTAGAAGAAGCAGGGTTAGATCATCAATCATCATGTAGATCTGGTGCTTGTTCTTCTTGTGCTATGAAAGTTGTAGAGGGAAGTGTTAATCAAGAGGAACAAACTTTCCTTGATGATGATCAAATGGAAGAGGGTTATGTATTAACTTGCGTGGCATATCCTACTTCAGATGAACTTACTCTTCTTACTGAGCAGGAGGAAAATCTCTACTAAATATTAGTTCAGACGTAGATTATTATGGTTAATGTCCAATTTATCAGACAAAAAAGCAGCAAAGAAGATAATTAAACTTGCAAAAAAACATCCTGACTGGTATACTGAACAGGATGTTTATTATGCTAAACAAGTTAAAAAACGACTCAAACAAGAGAAACAAGCACGAAAGGAGAATGAACTGAATGAAGAAGGAGTACAGTGAAAAAGAATATTGGGAAGGTAAAGTTCCTGATGAATTATTTGAAGAATACTTGAAGAAATATGGTTATGAATATACTCCTACTGATTATCACAAAATTCCATCACGTTATTAATTATGGCACTATCTGAACAAACACTAGATCATTTACTTGAAGCAGAAGGTAACATTAGAGCAGCAATTAAATGTGCTGCGGTGAATGAAAAACCGTTGGTTGTAACTCAATTATCTAAATTATTATATGATATTGATCAACTTAAAGAGTTTGAGAAGTTACAGGATATTGTAGATGCTCACATGAAAAATAGTAACGAATGATTGCGACACTATAAAGACATTATAAAGTTTATAGATAAATCATATAACTATGTTAGAATATTAACACATTCCACCAAAGACTATGATTAACCTAGACGAGCGATACCTATCCTACTTAGATGGTAGTAAGAAGATGAGAATAGATGGCGTAGAAGAAAAGGTTGAGTCTTATGGATGGCATTGTGATGGTAATGATATTACAGGACATTATGTAACAACAGAGAATTATAAGTTGTTCTACAATATGGAAGGAGGATTCACTAAAATGGTTGCACTTGAGGAACTGTCACAACCTCTTGCTAAACCTGCTCTTCTTGATGTATAATAGGTTATAGATAAAAATTAAAAATGAAAATAGCACTCGCAACTTTGTTGGCACTCACACCAATCTCGGCACTTGCTGATGATTATCAAGCAGGGTATTCTACGAGTCGTAATTGTTTTAAAACAGAATATAGAGAGGAGTATATACCAGGAACAGCAGAGAGTCCTGGATATGTTCAATCATTTCATGAAACTATTGAAGTTCCATGTAAACATAGTGCAGAGTCTTTACGAAGAGGTGGATACACACGCAAGACAACAATAGAGTATGATAGTAATGATTGTAGTGATGGTAAAATTGCTGGTGGTTTATTAGGGGGTGGACTAGGTGCTGCTTTATCAAGAGATGATGGACGTTGGTGGGCAATTCCATTAGGTGCAGTTCTTGGTAGTAGAATTGGATGTGAGATAGAAGGAGGTTAATAGGGGATCTTGACGAAAGTGTCCTTATAGTATAAAAATTAATCTTTAATGATGAGAATTTCAAATAAATCTAAAGTTGATTCACTCTTTCGTCCTAATAAAGAAGGATATTCGGATAAAGTGGATGTTGAAGAGATTATGAACTCTAATCTTCCTTGGGGTAAAAATGGTGCTGGTAGAAGAGGAGTATTTTTTAATGTTCCTCAATATAATTGGGGAGTAGAGAGAGGTAAAGGTAATGCAATTGCTTCATTAAAGTTAGATGGATTTAATAATGCCACTATTTTTAATCAAACAATTAGAAAAGATATAAAAGACAAATTGAAGCAAAAAACTAGGTCAAACTTTGCACCTGATTGTTTAGTACCACTTGTTGATAAGGATAAGGAGATAGACCATAGATGGGGTAGAAAAGATTCGCCATTGTATAGTAGAATCAATGATACAAAAAAACAATCCATTGATGATTTTCAATTATTATCACATAGTCATAATCAACTCAAGAGAGAAGAATGTAAAAAATGCAAAGAAACAAATGTTCGATGGGATAAGGTAAAGTGGGATAATAATGTAGGATGTGCTGGTTGCCCACTCGCACAACCTGAGTTGTATAGAGGGGGGGTCTTGACGAAAGTGTCCTTATAATATACCGAAGCATTTGAAATGACTCCAGAGCAAGTATTGAGATTTAAAGAACTCTATGAGGAGATGTATTCTCTTTGTGGTGGGATTGATCCATTTTCATATGCAAGAGCAAGAGAAATTAATATGGCAGCAACTTTTGGTCATACAATAGCAGATACATATTCTGGTGCTGATGCTTATGATAATCAAGGTAATTGGTTAGAATATAAATCAACCATTGCAGAAATTATTAATGCAACATACAATGGTATTAGTGTTCAAGATAGTTGGGAAGAGCAAGAAAGATATATTATAGAGGATAAGATTGGTAAGTATCCCTATCATTACTATGCACGTTTTGCTGATGGTAAGATAGTAGAAGCATGGAAACTTACTGGTGAGAAAGTATTAGAAATACTACTTCCTAAGATTAAGAGACAGTATCATAAAAAGAAAAATGGTAATGCTAAAGATCCTAGAATTGGTGTCACAGTATCACAGAAAGAAATCAAAGCAAATGGAGAAAGAATCATGTAGTTGCAAACTTCTCCATTCTGTACTATACTATTGAAATCACATTTTTATCATGACAACATTCATCCAAGACATTAAGGCACTCGCAACTAAAATTAAATCTGGTCAGTATCCTAGAACTGCTATTGATGTTGATCAATTTTTTGATGAGCATGGAAATCCTCTTAGAGAGACTCGTATTCAGGTAAGGGATCAAGACCGAGACATTGATAGAATTGCTCGTGCTGTTGATAAGATGGAAGCATCTGGTGACACTAGCAAACTTGAGGATCTTACTCTTGTAAAATATGATGATTTTTGTAGCGAAGTTGAACTTCTCAATGGAAGTCATACTGCTGAGATGATTTACATATTGAAGCAAAGAGGTAATGTTGAAGTACCACAAACAAAGGGTTGTGTTGTTGACTTTGAGAAAGATTTAGGAGGTAAACACTCTAATGCTCTAGCACTTGGTAATGCACTCAATGAAATTGAAGTTGAAAAGGGTGATATTCAAGATAATGACATTAAAAAGCATCTTTTTCAAATACTTGATGAAAAGATTCAAGATGGTTTAGAAGCGAAACTAACTGATGCTGAAAAGGATGAGTTTATTCAGTTATATCCTCGTATCTCAAGAGCAACCATTGGTCAATGGATTTCATACAGAGATGATGTTGGAGGTCGTAGAGATCCTTTAGTCACTTATACTGAGGGTGAATTGCAGACACAAAAAACTGCATTAGGAAACTTATCACAATATAAGGATTATGTTATCCTAGAACCTAGAACATTATCAGGAGCATTAGAAACTGGTGTTGAACAGGCATTTCGTAGGATGCGAGAAGAAAACAAAAGAAAGTGTCTAGTTATTTTGTATTGCAAAACTCGTGGTATGCAAGATTCATGGGAAAATGGTCAGGAGGAGAAGATTCAAGATGAATACTTATCTCTTTCAGAGTATTATGATGTTACAATAGAATATCAAATGCTTAGGTATGCTTAAAATATGAGTGAGATTGATAGTGGTAAATTAATGTATAGTGGGGGTAATAATGATGAGTGTTATACCCCTCATTATGCTGTAAAACCTATTCTAAAGTATATTCCAAAGGATGCTATTGTATGGTGTCCTTTTGATACTAAAGAGAGTGAATTTGTTAAACAAATATCTGATACTAATCAGGTTGAGTATTCTCACATCAATAATGGTCAGGATTTCTTTCAATATGAACCACCTGAGTGGAATGTAATGTTATCTAATCCACCATTTACTAATAAGAGGAAGTATTTTGAAAGAGCATTATCATTTAATAAACCATTTGCATTGATTATGACTAACACTTGGTTGAATGATTCAGCACCTAAACAATTATTTAAAGATAAAGATTTGCAGTTGTTAATGTTTGATAGGAGAATGAAGTTTATTAGTCCTGATGGTAGAGATAATGGTAAAATAACATTTAGCAGTAGTTATTATTGTTGGAACTTCTTACCTAAACAAATAATTATGGAAAAGTTGTATATTACTGAGTCTACGGCAAAGTTGCCACTATAGGGGGTCTTGACTAAATTGTCCTTATGGTGTGAGGGATATGTGGTTCTACTGCCCCGATTAAGTTTGGGGGTTCAGGTGTAAGCGATTCCCAGTAGGTAAATTTGGGCATATAGGTGAAACCTTGCAGATGCCCC